ATTCTGCTGTATTAGCATAACCCTGTGCTGCTGTGTCAAGATCAGAAATTTCTGAGTTAACGTATGATGTGTCAGCCTTTGTTCCAACAAGAGTTGTAAGGTTTGTGATTGTGTCTGGTGAATTACCAATTGCTACAGCCAACTCATTAAGAGTGTCTAGAAGTTCTGGCGCTGAATCAACAAGTGCTGAAACTGCTCCATCTGTATAAAGGTTTGCTGCAGTTAATGCATTGTTAGCCTTTGTAGTTGCATCTGCTGAGGCTGTTGCTTCTGCGTCTGATTGTGCTAGGTCTGCATAAGCCTGTGTTGCAAGAACATCTGCACCCCACTTGACAGAAGATCCTGCTGCTGGAGTAAGAACGATATGAGAATCAGAATTGATTGTCATTGCTCCTGCGCCAGTGAAGTTAAGTGTATCTCCAATAGTCTTGTTTGTTAATGTTTGTGTGTTTGTTGTTCCAACTACCGCACCAGTTGCACCGTGTGCGACTGTTAGGTTAGAGTGTGTTGTAAGGTCTGCTGCTGCATCTGCTGCTGCATCTGCTGCTGCGCCAAGAACATCGTATGATGCTGCTGTTGCTGCAATTGCACGAGCATCTGTAAAGTACTTGTTTGTTGCATTTTCTGCAAGGTCTGCAGTGTCATGGTTTGAAATATCTGATACTTGACCAGTTACGTCTGCTGTTATTGTTCCTGCAGCAAAGTTACCTGAAGCATCACGCTTTACAACCTTGTTTGCTTCGTTAGCAGATGTTGCTGTACCACCGATAAGATTAACGATGTAATCTTGATCTGCTGTCTTCTTTGTTAGGATGTCCTGGTTATTGATTGTACCTGTTGTACCTTCAACTACGAGTCCCGCCTTTACTTTGAAATCTTTTACTACTGTTGCCATTTTTTTATCTCCTTAGTTATGCCTTAAGTCCAATTCGTGCGTAACGAACTGTGACTGGCTTGATCGCAGGATCTGGAGTGACTGTTAAAGCCACGGTATTTCCAGTGCGAGAGACATTAATGGTGCCAATATTCCCATTCGTGTCGATAGTGCCGTACTCACTGACTGATACATCTGTACCGTCAACAAGAATTGTTAATTCAGTTGCATAGAACTTGTTGTCCCCTGCAGAGGTCTTTGATATTGAAATAATATACTTGACCATACGCCAAACTGTAGCATCGAAGTTATCGATAACAGTTGGATTTTCCAATCCATAAATTGTGTTATCGTTATTTCCTGATGAACCTAGATCGTTACCTGAACTTGCAAGGGTATCAATTAAATCTTCATAATCTCCTTGAGTAGGACGATCACCAGTTTGGAATTTTGTCTTTATTGCTGCGATTGTTGACTTTGCCATGGTTATATTATAACCTCCATTTTTTAAAATATCAAAGTATATAGTTATTCAAACCGACCACTGCAATACCAATTGGAGCGGGATTTGAAGCGCTATAGGCATTGATTCCTATATTTGTAAACTTTACCCTAAAGGGTAAAACCTCATTTATTTTTACTGATCTTGTATCACTTGCTACATTTATAATTGCATAAGATACTGCGTTGATTGCTTTTAGTTTATTAGTTTTTTTACTTGATATTTTTGATGATGCCATTAATCAGTTACATCTTCAATGACTACCATTTTCCCTTGAGCGACAGTCCAAACATACGCATCATTTGAAAGTTGTATATCGAAGATATCTCCTGTTTGGAGCATTACTGATTCTGAAGACAAAAGAGAGACTGTGAATTCTCCAATTAAGTCGTCAGCATCTGCTAATGGTGTTAAAGAAATTATTGTTGTTGCGGAGTCTGTAAATGTTCCTGCGGGGGTTGGTCTTTTAATTTTCATATTAATATCCCAGTCAGCAATTACTAAAGGTTGTTTTGCATCGTCTGTTACATAAACACGAAAAGAGGCAGTATCTCCTTTTACAATAGTCCAGTTTACAAGTGGTGGTTTATTACCTATGTCATATGATGAAGCGGATCCACGTAAAGTTGCCATAGGTTTATTATATCACGACAAGCCGTCTTTAAGTGCTTTCCAAGTGCCGTTGCCTTTTGCCTGAACAATTAAAATTCCTGATACCCCTGTTGCAGCGACTACACCAACTGCAGTTGCATTTCCAGTTACTGGCCTTGTTCCTGTTAATCCACCAGTTGATCCAATATATACTGGATTGCCATTTGTAAAACTTCCTGTACTTAAATTAATATTTTCCATAACACCAGCAACAACTACAACTCCTTCAGAGTTATTCGCAAGTGGTTGTTTTAAAAGTCCTAAAATTGGACCCACTGTTGACTGGGTTGCAAATGATATTTCTGGTTTGGTTGAATATCCAGTTATATATACTGGAGTTCCTGCAGTCAGAGATTGTCCACTTTTATTAATAACACTAATCTGAAATGCAGATATTCCTAATGGTGGAAGAATTTCGTTTAATTTTGTTACAAGCCCCTTAATGTCTCCATGGACATTTACTGGGTCTTCTGCTTCTGGGAAGGGTAAATTGAACGGGCTTCCTGAGTTTCCTGTTGCCATAATGATTCATTATACCACTTTTAAAATATAACGTTTCTTAACATTACGTTAAAACTTGACAAATTATAGAAAATTATGTTATACTTGGTAGTAACAACCCTGAAAAGGGTTTTTCGTTTCTAAGGAGGAACAGATGAATATATTACAAGATAAACAAAAACTCATCGGAATACTCACGATTATAGTGTTGGCAGCGCAAGGTCTTAATGGTGCTAATGCTAGTGAACGCAACAACTTAAGTACTAAAACCGTAGTTATTGAAGACCAAGCCTCGAAAGAGGTTTTTTTGATTTCTACAGAAGAAAAGTTAAAAAAGTTTGAAAACAAGGGTTCTCTAACCGATGGCGAACTCAAGGAACTTTTATACCTCGTTGGCTTTAGGGGCAACGATCTAAAGGAGGCTTGGGCAGTAGCCAAAAAAGAGTCTAATGGGCAACCTATCAGATTTAATGGAAACACCAATACTGGAGACAGTTCTTATGGTATGTTTCAGATTAATATGATTGGAATGCTTGGTCCTGATCGTAGAGAGAAGTTTAATCTTGTCTCTAATTCAGATCTTTTAAATCCCGTCATAAATGCACAAATTGCATTTCACATGTCAGACGGTGGAAAAGATTGGTCTTCTTGGAAGGGCATTACTCCAAGAACTAAAATGTGGATGAGTAAGTTTCCAGAATAGTATATAAATAAATTACCCCCTGGAGAAATCTGGGGGGTATTTTTATGTCAAATCCATATCTCTGTATAAATTTTTTAATCCTTTTAAAGTTCCAATATCCATATATTTTCCACCAGGTCTTACTGCTCTTATGTTAGAACTTTCAAGTAGCCACTCCTTTAATTGTTTTCCAGGGTGCTCTAATGATGGATCTATATATCTAATCATGTTCTTTCTAAACATCATGGTCCCCCACATATCTGGGTAGTCACAATTTTCTGTTTTATCTTCAGAAGCAATTACTTTATCTCCAGACAAAAGTACCTGTCCAACACGACCCTTTAAGTCATCACCACATTCCCAAACACCTAAAACCAAATCAGCATTTGTTTCTTTTATCATTTCTTTATAAATATTTACTGGTGCATTTAATATATAAGTATCTGGCATTCCAACAAGAACTGTGTCATTATATTCTCCAACTATAAACTTGACTGCATCAGACATTGTTGATGGCTCACGAACAATAAGTTTAATATTCATATCCATGTTTTGAATAATCGGAACCCATTCGGCCCTGGTAGATACTCTAACTTCATCACAAACCTCAAGCATTTGCTCTACATGCCATTGTAGTAAAGATCTTTCATCTGAAATTGGTAAGCAAAATTTTGGAATACCACCAATTCTTGACGCTCTTCCGCTTGCTGGAAGAACTCCTATTGTAGCCATCTATGCTGCACCACCTAGCCATTTTGGAAGAAACTTTGAAGCGTTTGAAGAAAAATAATGACGAATTACATGACTATCTTTTTTATCTTCAATGTGCATTAAAACATCATCTTTATCAAAATATCTATTTATATTCCTTGACACAAAATAATCATATACAGAGTACGGAACTATAACCCAAGGTAACTGGTAGTAGTCTTTTTCGGAAAGTAGTGTTTTATATTTTTCTAAAGTATAATTGATATATTGCTTCATTGACAATAAACACATATCTTTATGTTTTAAAATGTTTTTGCTAAGAAGACTCACTCCATCATTTAAAGCAGGATAAACTCTCAATGTTTTTGTTAAATCATCACAGTTATCTTCTCTGCTCCAAATAAAGTCTGTGTTTCCGTATTTTGTAAAAAGTTCT